TTATTTATCTTAGTGAAAGCTATTGAACCTGAACATCAAAGATTTATGCTAGAGAAATCAATGGATGAACAAGTAATAGATTTATTTGTTAAAATCAAAACTGAATATTATAACTTTAAAGACAATACAGTATGGAGTTAAAAGACGCAGACTACCTAGAATATTCTACTTATGTAGATTATAATAAACCTAAGATATCTTGGGTTACAGGAAAACCATTAGACAATACTAAAGTCATAGCTGAAGAATGGCTATTAAAACCTCAATATGTACCTATTGTACTACCAAGTATATGTGGATATGCAAATAATGACCTTAAATATAATAGACGTTCAGTTGTTGTTGTAGGAACTGAATTACAAATCTATAATAAGTTTTGTGAAATGCTAAAAACTTATGGATGGCAACAACAAGACAGTTGGGATATTGATTTAAAGCCAAGCTGGAGAATACACTATAAAACTAATAATAATCAACCAATAATAATAAATTTAATATGATACCAATACCTTTAGAAGAACCAACAAGAAAAGAACTAGAAGATAAATTTATGGAGATGCCTGAACTAGAAGAAGAATTGATACACAAAAGAATGAATGATATTAATACATTCCAAGCTCACGAAAACGAAGTTTATCTAAGAGGAACAGATGAGTATGGAAAGGACTTTCAAATCTGTTTTGATAGCTATAATTTTTTAGAATGGATTGATACTGAACACCTTAAATATATTAAAGAACAATTAACTAAATACATAGAAAAAAAATGAAAACAAGTATAGATAGATTTGAATTTGCAGGTTGGTTTGCAGAACACAGACCAGACAATTTTAGCCCAATAGGTAGGTTGGAATTATTTGATATGCTAACAAGTTACGAAGAAGATACAGACGAAGAAATAGAGTTTGACCCTATTGCTTTCTGTTGTAATTATACAGAATACGAAAATATGGAAGAATTTTGGAAAGACTATGATAAAGAAGATTATCCTGATGAAGAATCAATAATGGACGCTACATTTTATTGGGCATTTGAAAATGGAGAATCTTTTATTATACAACAATTTTAAGTAAAATAAATTTTGTATTTTTAACACAATTATTAACAAAAAAAAGAAGATATGAAAACAGAAGCACTAAAAGAAAAGTATATTAAGTATGGACTTACCAAAGATGATGTTTTTAAACATCAACATTATATTATTATAACTCGTTCTGGGATAGAGAAAATACAGGCATTAGAGGGAATTAAAATTTGGTATGAGGTTGTAAAATGCGAAACTAATTTTGCAGCAGTAAAAGCAACAGCAATTAAAGATGCAATAACTATAGAAACATTTGGTTCAGCTTTAAAAGGAGAAAGTTTTAAAGATGGAAATTGTAACAGTTTTTATACATTAGAAATGGCTGAAAAAAGAGCAATGAGCAGGGGAGTTCTCAAATTAACAGGTTTCTATGAACTTGGTGTATTTGGAGAAGATGAAGCAGAAGATTTTAAAAAGAGTAATAATCAAAATAAATAAAAAATGACAATAATAGGTAAACTAATTAAGAAACTAGATATTGAAAGCGGAGTATCTAAAGCGGGTAAAGAATGGCAAAGACAGTCTATACTTGTAGAACAGGGTGGAGATTATAACAAAGAAGTAGTAATAGGATTCTTTGGGGATAAAATTAAACAGTTAAGAGATTTAAATGAAGGTGCACAAGTAGATGTAAGTGTAAATGTTTATTCAAGAGAGTTTAAAGGTAAATACTACCACTCTATTGATGGTTATTGGATAGCTCAAAAAACTAATGAGCAGCCACCATCTGCTTTTGTAACGGGTGATGACGAAATGCCTTTCTAAGATGATTGAAGAATTAAACTTTAAAGCTATATGCGACCTCACAACCAATGTTATGGGGTTGCCTGAAGGCTCTCTTGCATTAAAAAGTAGAAAGAGAACCTTACAGGCGGCTAGGTCAATTGCAGGTTATATTGCAAGAACTGAAGAAGATATAAATAGGAGGGTTATTGCTAAAGCTCTAAACAAGACTAGAGCAATGACATATCACTATGAAAATAAACATAAAAAGAATTTTAAACATTGTGCTGTTTATAGAAAAACCTTTGAAAAGATTTATAAGGAATATAAAAATGTTGATAATAGTAAGGATATATTTTTAGACAAGGATTTTATGAAAAATCATTTACTACAAAATGGAGTTGTTGAAACTCTTAAATCAGATGTAAAGCTAGAAGTAAAAAGTGGTGGGATTAAATGTTTAATAAAAACTTCTTATTTTGACTTCAATAATCAATTAGAAAATATTAAATTAGCCCTCATAAATTATCACTATACAATAAAAATTATTTAATGGAGAAACCAAATTACTATGCTATTATCCCTGCCGAGGTTAGATATAACAAAAAGCTTACACCAAATTCTAAACTACTTTACGCAGAGATAACAGCATTATGTAATATGAATGGTAAATGCACAGCATCAACAGAATACTTTTGCAGACTATATGAAGTTAGCAGAGTGTCTATCCAAAAATGGCTAAAGATTTTAGAGGACAATGGTTATATTAAACGTGTTAATATATATAAAAAATATAGTAAACAAATTGAAGCGAGGGTGATAACTTTGGTTAACATGCCTACAAAAGCAAAGTTTACAGATAATACTAATATAAATATAACTAATACTAATCTTACAGATAGTAATAAAAAGGCTTTCTTTAAAAAACCTACTTTAGATGAAGTTAAGAATTATTGTATCTTACGAAAGAATAATATAGATGCAGAGGCTTATATGGATTTTTATGAGAGCAAAGGTTGGCAAATAGGGAAAGAAATAATGAAAGACTGGAAAGCTGCTGTTAGAACTTGGGAGCGGAGAGCAATAAAGAAAGAAACAATGGGTAAATTACATTCACAAATAAATGAATGGGAAGAAGCTAAAAAATTATTATGAAACCACTAAAAAATGAAAATTTAAAAGAGCTTACTGGGAAGGTCTTAGACTTAATTGCCAGAACAGGAGTAGAGATAGGACACAAAACAGATAGGGAAACTCTCGCAAGTCTAAGTAAAATATTTGCACAAGACTTAATACAAGAAAAACGTTTTGGTAATATGACTTTTAACCAAATTGAAGATGCCTTTAGATTAGGAGTAAGATTTGGGAAAGATGAACCTTTTTTAAATATCAGAACTTTCTACAAATGGTGTTATGCTCAAAAGAAACTAATTGACAACGCATACTATGAAGTACATACATTAGGAAAACCAAAAGGAAAAACTTTATATTATCAAGAACCAATAAAACTTTTAAAATGATAGGATGGGTAATAATAACAGCAATAGTGCTGTACATAATTAGAAGATTAAGAGAATGAAAACAATTACTATTAGTGAAAATGAAGTTAAAAGCCAGTCAGATGCAGTACTCTGGCACTTAAAGACTTACGGAAGCATCACAAGTTATGAAGCTATAAAAGAGTATGGGGCTACTAGACTAGCAGATATTATTTTTAAACATAAAAAAAATGGATATGATATTGACAGTATTCCTTTAAGCAAAAAAACTAGATTTGGAAGAACTACAAGGATTGCACAATATACTTACACCCCACCACCTGCACAATTAATACAAGAGGTATTGTGGTAAAAAAAACAATAAGTAAATTAAAAAAAGAACTAGACAAATGGTTTAGTCTTTACATAAGGCTTAGGGAAGCAACACCTGAAGGCATCTGTCAATGCTTTACTTGTGGCAAAATAGATCATTACAAAAGATTACAATGTGGCCACTTTCAAAGTCGTAGACATCACTCAACACGATGGAATGAACAAAATTGCCAAGTGCAGTGCGTAAAATGCAATATGTATGAACAAGGCGAACAATGGAAGTTCGGCTTAGAATTAGATTATAAATATGGTAATGGAACATCTAGTGAGTTAGAGTTTTTAGCGAGAATTACAGTTAAAAAAATGAGGGCTGAATATGAAGAGGATATAAGATATTACAAAACGATTGTTGAAAACTTAAAAAAAGAGAAGGGGATAGAGTAACTTTTTTTATAACTTTGGCGTATGCACAAACCGATTTATTCAAGTGACAAACATAAAGCTATAATTGACATCTATCTTAATATGTGTAAAGAATTTGCGCAAGATATAAGTAGTGAATCCAAATACAAAAATTATTTAGAAGTAATAAATATCATTTTAGAGTACCACAATAACTATGGCAAAGGTGTTAAAGAAAATAATTTCTATGACTGGTTAATGATTATACCAATAAACCTTTCAGTAGCAACAAACGGTTTTTTTGCAGGGTTAGAAACAAAAAGAAATGCAGCAGTTGTTAGGGCTTATAAAGTTGTATTAGACCAAATGCTTCATGAAACAGTTGATAGGATAGACTCAATAGAGCCAACCAATGAATGATATATATATAGAAATATCAAAATTGACAGATAAGTTTAGGACAATGGCTTATGGGATTACAACAGATGAAAATAAAATACATGAAGCAGTACAAGAGTTGATGCTCTATTTTCTAAACATGAACCCTGACACATTAAAAAGCATTTATGATAAGGACGGAATAGATGGGGTTACAAGATATGGGGCTGTTGCTTTAAGAAGGGCATTAACAAGTAAAAGAAGTAATTTCTATTATAAGTATGAAAAGTATTATACACATATTAACAGCACTATTTATAGTTATACTAAAACTGATACTGCTGATTATTTCATTCCTGATGGTTACCATTATAAGGATATATCAAATCTGCCGAATGAAGAGATAGATCATATTCAATTAAATAAGTTAGAAAAGATAGATGTTGAATTGGATAAGCTAGAAAGTTGGTATGATAGAGAATTGTTTAAATTGTACTATTACGAGGGGAATACATTAGACTCACTAGCAGCTAAAACTAAAATAAGCAGGAACAGTTTATTTACTACAATAGATAAGGTTAGAGAAATATTAAAAAAAAAATTAAATGAAGTATTATAACCCAAAGACACATGATAGTTTTATAATGCAGTTCGGTTTCTCATATCCTAGATGGAAGACGAAGAAATGAAAATGAATAAGTTTTTTGTGCCAAATGAAATATATGAAGATAGGATAAAAATATGTAAGTCTTGTGTTTATTATTTTAAACCCACAGGGACTTGCAAAGATTGCGGCTGCTTCATGAAAGTTAAAGCACGATTAGCACCAATGTCTTGCAGTCAAAAGAAATGGCAAAAGACAACTAAAATAGAAGTCCCTGATGATTTACCACAAGAGATGATAGATGAAGTCTTAGATTTATGGAAAGATTTAAAATCAGGAAGAGCAAAAAATCAAGCAGCAAAAACAAAGATGATTGAATTATATAACACTATCCACATGACTAATTACAGTACTCATACTAATTGCGGTTCTTGTATATCAACTTGTTTTGATGGAATAAAAAAACTACATAAAAAATATAGCCAATGAGTTATTTAACACACTTAAAAAGAAATAAATTGCACTATTCTAGCAGATGGATAGTTAAATATGATGACGATGGATTAGTAAGAGAGGTGAAACTTATTTACAGCCCAGACGAATATCGTAAATGGTCAAGACCAAGATCATTACACACACAACAAACATTAATTAAAATTTTAGAAAATGACAAAGAAAGAAGAAAATTATACTACTAATCCTGAACCTAGTTATTATACAGGCACTAAATATGGTTATTCAGCTAGAAATATAGTGGAGGATTTTGAACTTGGATACAATACTGGAACAGCAGTAAGTTATCTGTTACGAGCTGGGAAAAAAGAAGGTAATCCAGCAGAGCAAGATATTCAAAAAGCTATTAATCATTTACACTTTGAATTAGATAAGCTATATAAAGGCAGTCAGGTTAAAACAGGAGCATTAGCACAATGACACTCTATACTTGTGAATGCGGAAAGACCTTAGAAATAGGCAAGGCTACAATAGTTTACAGAGATGGTAAATGGGTGACTAAAGAAGCATTATGCGAATGTGGTTTATATATGGATTGTGAGCCAACAGAGGGAATGCCTAATTTAAAAAGGACTGAACCATCACTAAGTAAAAAAAAAAGAGGTGATAAACTTTGGGCAGGAGCAAAAGAGAAATTAATAGGCGAAAGAGGGATCAATGAGCCATTTGATTAAATAAATAAAACAAATTTCTATTATATATTATGAAACAACAAGTTACGATAAATAAAGTAAAAGGGAATCCTAATAATCCTAGAATTATTAAAAATGATAAGTTTAAAAAGTTAGTCAAGTCTATTAAGGAGTTTCCTGAGATGCTAAAGTTAAGACCAATAGTAGTTGATGAAGATATGGTTGTCTTAGGTGGCAACATGAGGCTAAAAGCAAGTAAAGACGCAGGGCTTAAAGAAGTATGGATAGAAGTAGCAGAAGGACTTACTGAAGAACAAAAGAAAGAATTTATAGTAAAAGACAATGTAGGTTTCGGAGAATGGGAGTGGGATATGTTAGCGAATGAATGGGATAGCAGTCAATTAATCGAGTGGGGGTTAGATGTTTGGTTAAACGAAGATGACATTGAAGAAATAAAAAATCCTGAGAATAAAGAGAGTGAAAATCCTTTTGCTATTGAATTGGATAGAGAGAGCAATTATATAGTATTAAAATTTGATACAGATATTGACTGGATACAAGCTAAAACTTTATTTGATTTAAAGACAGAAACAGCAAGAAGGCAAAATGGTAAAGCATGGAGTAGTGGCATAGGTAGGGTGGTCAATGGAGCAGATGCAATAAATAAGATTATTAATGAAAGTTAAAATATTTGCTCCTTCATATAAAAGGCCTGAGAAAAGCATTACTCAAAAAACATATCCATTTGTAAAACTTGTAGTTAAGGAAAGTGAAGCAGAAGAATATAGAAAAAATGGCAATGATATTGTTGTATGTCCTGATAGTGCACAAGGAAATTTATGCAGAGTTAGGAATTGGATATTAGATAATTTGTATGATGATGCAGATTGTATTGTTATATTAGATGATGATTGTAAAGGAATAGGAAGGTGGGAAAATCAAAATGATATTAAATTTAATCCCAAAGAGTTTTTAGAATTTTGCGAAAGCTCTTCAATATTATGTAAGGATTTGGGTTATAAGTTTTGGGGGACTAATTGTATAAGTGACAAAGGAGCATATAGAGAATATACTCCATTCGGTTTTTTGCAATATATAGGCGGCCCCTTTCAAGCTCATTTAAAAGAAAGTGAAATAAGATATGATGAAGCATTGCCATTGAAAGAAGATTACGACATTACTTTGCAACATATTAAAAAACATAAGGGTTGTTTAAGATTGAATTATGCTCATTATAATGTAAAACAAGCAGAACAGACAGGGGGTTGTGCAACTTATCGTAATCTAAAAAAAGAGAAAGAACAATTTTTCGCATTACAACGTAAATGGGGTAAAGATATTATAGTGAGAGATAAAGTAAGTAAAAGAACTTTTGATTTTAACCCTATATTAAAAGTACCAATAAAAGGAGTCTAAATGGAACAAAATAGAACACATATCGCCAAAACAAGAATGTTAAAGGCATTAGAATCAAGTCTAGGGGTTGTAACAACTGCACTTAAAGCATGTGATTTGTCAAGAACAAACTATTATAAATGGCTAAAAGAAGATGAAGAGTTTGCTCAAAAAGTGAAAGATGTTGAATTAATAGCAAAGGATTTTGTAAAGTCTAAATTTTATGAATGTATTAAAGATAAAGTACCATCGGTGGTTATACATGGAGCTAAAAATATCTTAGGTATGAATGAAACAAATAGAGTAGATATAACATCAGGCGATAAAGCTATTAATATGCCTGTCATTACTTTTATAGAAACTGATACTGAATAAAAAATACCACCCACTATTTGAATCAGATGCTCGTTATTTTATAATAACTGGAGGGAGGGGATCAGGTAAATCGTTTGCTGTTACTGTATTTTTAACCTTGCTTACAATGACTAAAGGAATAAGAATACTCTTCACAAGGTTTACAATGACATCTGCACACTTATCTATAATACCAGAGTTCTTAGAAAAGATAGGGTTATTAGGATTTGAAGAGGTCTTTAGTATTAACAAATCAGAAGTATTAAACACTAGTAATAATTCAGACATATTATTTAGAGGGATCAAAACATCAGCAGGGAATCAAACTGCAAGTCTAAAGTCTTTACAAGGAATAAGCTGCTGGGTATTAGATGAAGCAGAAGAGTTAGTTGATGAAAATATATTTGATACTATTGATTTAAGTATTAGAGAGAAAGATGTGCAAAATAGGGTTATACTTATTTTAAACCCAGTTACTAAAGAGCATTGGATATATAATAGGTTTTTTCAAGATAAAGGCGTAGAGGCTGGTTTTAATGGCGTTAAAGACAATATATGTTATATCCATAGTACATACCTAGATAATAAAGAAAACCTCTCACAGAGCTTCTTAGACCGTATTAAGAGCATAAAGCATAATAGCTTTAAAAAATATCAACACAAAATACTTGGTGGCTGGTTAGATAAAGCAGAGGGGGTGGTATTTGAGAATTGGAGTATTGGGGAATTTAATCCTGATGGATTGCAAACATCTTGCGGTATGGACTTTGGTTTTAGTATTGACCCTGATAGTCTTACAGAAGTAGCTATTGATAAGAAGCATAAGAAGATATATTTAAAAGAGCATATCTATCAGAATGGTTTAAAGTCGCAAGAACTAGCTAAGATAGTATTAGATAAAGTAGGGAATATGTTGATTATTGCTGATAGTAGCGAACCACGTTTAATAGCAGACTTAAAACACTTAGGAGTTAATATAAGACCAGTCAAGAAAGGAACTATTGAAAGTGGTATAACTAGAATGCAGGATTATGAATTAATAGTATCACCAGAATCAACTAACATAGCAAAAGAACTCAACAATTATATTTTCAGCGACAAATTATCTAAGTTATATGTAGATAGTTACAACCATGCAATAGATGGAATTAGGTATAATGTAATATATCATTTAGACAACCCTAATGCTGGAAAATATTTTGTACAATAAAAAAGGGCTGCTAAAAGCAAACCCTAATTTATATTATAAT